ACCGCTGAGTTTATCTCGGCGGGCGTGGATGAAAGCGCAGTTCGTGCTCGGCTGTTCGACAAGCTAGTCAGCAGCGGCGGTGGCTTTGAGATCAACAACAGCCTGCCGCTGGACAACGACCCGGCACCCACTATTACGGCCAAACAGGTCGATACCCAATCAATCTGGGCTACCCGTCAGGCGGCACAGAACGGAACCTCGAAAGGAGCAAGAGCATGAAAATCGAATCGATGCACGCGGGCGAGTTCCTGCTGTCCGAAGGCGCTGGCAACATTTCCCGCGAAACGATCAACGTCGCCGCCGGCCCAGCCCTGGAGCCGGGCCAGATCCTCGGCCTAGTCACCGCCACCAGCGAGTTTGCCCCGTACCAGCCAACCGCCGAGGACGGTACCGAAAACGCCGTCGCTATTCTCTATGGCCCGCTGGGCGAGTCCGATGTTGCCCGGCGCGGTCGTGCCATTGTGCGGCTGGCCGAGGTCAGCCAGGCGCATTTGACCGGCCTCGACCCCGCCGCCGAAGAGGCCCTGGCCGCCCATTTCGTGATCGTCCGTTAAGGCGCTCACCACATTTATCCATCCCGCCGAGTGCGGGATTTTTCGTTTCTGGAGAGTACCCCATGGCCGATATCGCCATTTTTGAAGACGATGCATTCAGCGTCTCCTCGCTGACCGCTGCAATCAATGAACAGGAATACCTGCCGGGCCGCATCAGCAGCCTTGGCCTTTTCCGCGAAGAGGGCATCAGCACGTTGACCGTGCAGATCGAGAAGGACGGCGACACCCTGGCCCTGGTGCCATCGGGTGAGCGCGGCACCTCGGGCCTGGTGGTCGGCGGGACCAAGCGCACGTTGATCCCGTTCAACACCGTGCACCTTCCTGAGCGCTTCACCATCAAGGCCGACGAGATCCAAGGCATTCGCGCCTTCGGCACCCGCAGCGAATTGCAGGCCGTGCAGGATGTGGTCAACAAGCGCCTGGCAAAGGCCCGACGACAGCTGGATGCCACCCACGAATTCCAGCGCATGGGCGCATTGAACGGGCAGGTGCTGGACGCCGATGGCAAGACAGTCCTGTTGGATATTTATAAATCCTTCGGCGTGAATCGCCAGAAGCTACCGATGGGCTTGAACAGTCCAGATACTGAGTTGCGGGTCAAATGCGGCGAGGCGCTGGATATGCAGGAAGAAGCCCTCGGCAGCGTCACCAGCAGCGGCTCCCGCGCCATGTGCGGCAAGAACTTCTGGAACAAGCTGATCGTCCACAAGTCGGTCAAAGAGACTTACCTCAACACCATGCAAGCCGCGTCTCTACGTGGCGATGCCCGTGAAGCCTTCGAGTTCGGCGGGATCGTCTGGGAGCGTTATCGCGGCAAGGTTGCTGGCGTTGCGTTTGTCCACGACGACAAGGCGCTGCTGATCCCCGAGGGCGTCCCTGACCTGTACATCTCGTCCTTCGCACCGGCCGACTACATGGAAACGGTCAACACCCAGGGCATCCCGTACTACAGCAAGATCGAGCCGCTGCCGTTCAACAAGGGGGTGGCCGGCGAAGCCCAGTCCAACCCGCTGCACCTGTGCACGCGACCTCGGGCGCAGATCCTGCTGGAGATGTGATCGTGGCCTTCCGCGATCTGATCGACGACATCGACGACGTGGTTTTTGAAACCCTCGGCGACAGTGCTGTGATCGAAGGTCGCGCCGAGCCGGTGCTGGGGATGTTCTCTGCACCCTGGAAGCAACCTGCGTTCGGCAAGGTACACACCGCCATACGCGAGCCTCGCTTTGAGATCCGCGTGAAGGATTCGGACGGCCTGAGCCAGGGCCTGCGGGTCACCATCGATCTGCCAAGTCTGGACGGCGGCGGTGACTACGACCTGATGCAGCTGGCGCCCGATGGCAATGGGCTGGTGGCACTGATCTTGAGGAAACGTCCATGAGTGTCGGTAGCTATGTGCAGCAGAACCGCGATAGCGGGATGATCAACATCCAGCCGTCTGCGGTGCATTCACAGGCTTTGCGCGAGTTTGGGCAACTGGTGCCCAAGGCTGCTGCAGTGGCCCAGCGCCGTGCGATCAACAAGACGTTAGGTTGGTTGCGTACCCACATCGCTCGTGCTGTGGGCAAGCAGGAACGGATTGCCATTGGCGCCGTCCGGCAACGCTTGCGGGCTTACCCGGTCAGCGGCGGGGCGATGCGCGGCAAGTTGTGGTTCGGTGTCAACGCTATCGAGGCCAGCCGCATTGGACGGCCTCGTCAATCTCGCGCCGGGGTTTCTGTGGCGGGTAGGCGCTACCAGGGCGCGTTCTTCAAACAGGTGTATGGCAGCAGCCCCGACATCTGGATCCGCACGTCGAGTAAGCATTTCAACGCCACGGACTATCCCGGCAGTACGCAGGGCCGCCGCAGCTCGGGGTTCGTGGCGGAAAGCGACAACCGCTTCCCGCTGGCGAAAGCCAAGGTTTCGTTGGACCAGGTGCGACCGCACTTCGACAGTTGGGTGAAACGCGCCGATGAGCGCTTGCTGGAGATCCTCAAGCAAGAGCTGAACTTTGAATTGCAGAAGTACCTCAAGGGGAACATCCGTGTCTGATCAGCCTTTCAGCCTCGATTGTTTGTATGAAGCTATCGAGCAGCACCTGCAAGAGCTTCTGCCGGGGATTCAGGCCGTGTCTTTCTGGCCGGATCTGTCGGCAGAGACCAGCATCCCCACACCTGTAGTGCTGCTGGAAATGGCCGAGATGGAGCCCGCGCCGGATATCGGTACCGGCGAAACATCGCTGAACTGCAAGTTCGAAGCGCGGATTGTCGTCGATTCGATCAGTGCAGATCCGCAACGTCAGGCCGTGCAGCTGGCGGCGCAACTGGCCGTGCTGTTGCGGTCGCAAAGCTGGGGCCTGGAAGTCAACTGCGCCGAGTTTGTGCGCTCCGCCCAGGACTGGACCAAGCCTGAACTGGATGGCTATTTCGTCTGGCTGGTGGAGTGGGATCAAACGATCTATCTGGGAGCTGAGGAATGGCCCTGGCCGGATGAGCCGCCGGGCACGTTGGTGTTTGGTTTCAACGATGACACGGGGCCAGGCAATGAACATAAATACATCAAGCCGGAGGATCTGTTATGAGCTACGCCTCCGCACAGCATGATCGAATGATCGCCTCGATGTTGATGCCCTGTGTGGTGGTGGCGGTTGATCTGTCCACGGCAATGGTGCGTGTGCAGGCGGATGAATGGACCAGCGCCTGGGTGCGCTGGCACAGCCTCGCTGCGGGCAAGGCGCGCCATTGGCGGGTGCCAAGCCTGAAAGAGCAGGGCGTGTTGTTCAGCCCAAGCGGTGAGGCCGCGATGGGCACGTTCATTCCTGGCCTGTACGGCAACGCTGGTGCGCAACCGGACAATCGCGACCACGTAGAAGTCTGGCGCTTCGACGATGGTGGCTCCCTGGTCTACGACTGGGAAGCCAACAGCTACACCATCGATCTGCCGGCCGGTACCGTCACGGTCAAGGTTGGTGGCTCAGTTCTGGAGGTGACGCCGAGCAGTACGCGGTTGGTTTCTGGGCAGATCAATCTGGTAGGCACGGTTACCGTAGACGGGCCGCTGACAACGACCGGCGATATTAACAGTGCGGGCATGGTCATCGATGTCGGCGGCAATACACCCAACCACAAACACTGATACTGACTCGCCCCGTGCGGGTTTCTTCATTTTGGAGCATCCGTTCATGAGTAGAAACAAACCTGAAAGCCAGGACGCTATTGAGACCGAGCCATCCATTGTCATTGGCAGCACTTTCCGCGACACGCTCTACACGTCACGTACGTTGGTCCTTCCCGATGGCAGCACAGTATCCGTGGTCAAGGGGCGTGTTTCGGCCAGCACGGATAAACAATTCGCTTTCCTTAAGGCCCACCCGGATTTGGAACTGGTGCAGGAGTAAGTCTGATGATCGGAATGGATCGTCGTACCGGCAAGCCGTTGTCCGGGCTCGACCATCTCCGGCAGTCCATTGAGGACATTCTCGCCACGCCAGTGGGTAGCCGGCGGATGCGACCAGAGTACGGCAGCCAGATACGGCGTTTTGTCGACCTGCCCGTCGATGCTGGCTGGAAGAGCGCGGTACAGGCCGAAGTGGCCCGTTCGCTTGGGCGCTGGGAACCGCGGCTGAAGCTGAAACAGGTACAGGTCGTCGCCATTGTCGGCGGCCGTATCGACTTCAAATTAACCGGTGAATATCAAGGCGAAAGCCTACTGCTTGAGGTGTCGGCATGAGCACGGTGGATTTATCGGCGTTGCCGGCGCCGCAGGTGCTGGAGTCTCTGGACTACGAGGCGTTGTATGAAGAGGGGCTGTCAGCCTTTCGCGGATACATGGGAGAGAACTGGTCGGCGGCCTTGGAGAGCGATCCGGTGGTCAAGCTCGTCGAGCTGGGCGCCTACGGCAAGATGCAAAACAGGGCACGAGTCAATGATGCGGCCAAAGCCCTTATGTTGGCCTACGCCGAAAAGGAAGACCTCGACCAGCTTGCGACCAACGTCAGGCTCAAGCGCCTGGTCATCCAGCCGGAAAACCTGCTCTCAGTACCGCCGGTTGAGGAGGTCAGGGAGTCGGACGATGCCTTGCGTGAACGCATTCAGCTGGTCTACGAGGGGCTCACCACTGCAGGCCCTCGAAACAGCTACATCTTCCACGCTCGCAACGCTTCGGCGTTGGTGGCCGATGCCACGGCGGAAAGCCCGTCACCGGCTGAAGTGGTCGTGACCGTGCTGAGCCTCAACGGCAATGGCCGGGCTGATCAAGCGTTGCTGGACCAGGTGTTCGCCAAGCTCAGCGACGACGACATCCGCCCGGTTGGCGACCGCCTCACGGTGCAGAGCGCGGAGATCCTCGAATATCGAATTGACGCCGTTTTGCATATGCAGGGCGTCGGTCCGGAAAACGACGCCATCCTCGCCGAGGCGATCAAGCGCCTCGCCGCCTGGATCAATCCGCGCAAGCGCTTGGCGTTGGAGGTGGCGCGATCCGGTGTCGATGCACAGCTGCACATCAGCGGCGTCGGCCGGGTCGAGCTGCGCGGCTGGGTTGATCTGAAACCGAACAAGTTCCAGGCGGCCTTTTGCACGGACTACAGCGTGGTCCTTGGAGGCTGACATGACCAGTTTATTACCCCTGAGCAGCACCCAGCTGGAGCGGGCCATCGAGGCCGCGCTGGCTGAAACCACTGAGATTCCACTACGTACTTTGTACAACCCGGACACTTGCCCAGCGCACTTGTTGCCCTGGCTAGCGTGGACCTGGTCGGTAGACCGCTGGGACAGCGGTTGGACTGAGGCGGTCAAGCGTTCGGCCATTCGTTCCGCGTTCTACGTGCATGCCCACAAAGGCACTATCGGCGCGCTCCGGCGCGTGGTGGAGCCGTTGGGCTACCTGATCGAGGTGATCGAGTGGTGGCAGACCGTACCGCGAGGTGTGCCGGGTGCCTTTGCTTTGAAGGTCGGCGTGCTGGACACCGGTATTACCGAAGAGATGTACCTGGAGCTGGAACGGCTGGTCGATGACGCCAAGCCTGTCAGCCGTCAGCTAACCGGCTTGGCGATCAGCCTCGAAACCCAAGGCGCTTTAAACATTGGTGTCGCCGTTTATGAAGGCGATGAAATCAACGTCTATCCGCCCATGCAGCGTGACATCGATGTCACTGGCTACATTGGCGCGTCAGGACGTGAGCACACTATCGACACCCTGGACGTGTATCCATGATCGACGTTAATTCACAATTCTTCGCCATCCTCACCAGGGTAGGCGAGGCGAAGCAGGCCAACGCTGACGCGCTGGGTATTCCTTGGAACATTGCACAGATGGGAGTGGGGGATGCGAACGGTACAGATCCTATCCCGGATCGACTGCAAACGAAGCTGATCAACGAGCGCCGCCGGGCGCCTCTCAATCAGCTAATGATTGATCCCCTTAACCCCTCCGTTTTGATCGCCGAACAGGTGATCCCGGCTGATGTTGGTGGTTGGTGGGTGCGGGAAATTGGTTTGTATGATTCAGATGGCGACCTGATCGCTGTTGCCAACTGTGCGCCGAGCTACAAGTCGCTTTTGTCTCAGGGATCTGGTCGCACGCAGATCGTGCGGATGAATTTCATCATTTCCAGCATTACAAATGTTGTTCTAAAAATTGACCCCGCGATTGTTCTGGCAACACGTGAATACGTTGATCTTTCGATTGATGCGGTACTCCCCTCGAATAAAACACCAGGCACTTGGTTTCAGGTAACCACTGATAGGCGAGGTTTGGTTCTATCAGGTAGAAACCCGACTACGCTAGAGGGCTTCGGCATTACTAACGGTATCGCAAGAGGCCAGCATGGCCTGGGCGGTATAACGGCTCCTTCTGCTGCTATTGATACCGTTGGTTTACCCGGCGGTTTTTATTACTTTGGCGCCGGCCAGAGCACTTTCGGCAATAATCTCGGCTTGGTCAACATCCCTTACGGCGCAGATTCCTATGCCGGGCAAATCGGTTTTGAACAGGGCAATACAGAGCCAAGAATTCTAGTGCGTGGTGGTAAAGCGGCCAATGTCTGGACGGCGACTCGTGAGCTCTGGCACACCGGAAACTTCGATCCCGCGACCAAAGCGAACAAAGCCACCACCTTGGCTGGTTATGGCATAGCTAACGCTTACACCATGGGGCAGATCGATAGCGCGCTTAATCTAAAGGCTTCCTTGGCGAGTCCAGTATTTACGGGGGCGCCTGGTTGTCCAACGGCTCCCACTGGATCGAACAACGCTCTTTTGGCTAACACAGCATTTGTACAAAAGGCCGTGCAGGACGCTATCACAGCCGTAATGGACGGCGCGCCTGGGGCGTTGGATACGCTAAAGGAGCTGGCTGCGGCTTTAGGAAACGACCCCAATTTCTCAACCACTATTTTAACGGCGTTAAATGGAAAAGCGCCTAAAGCCACTACGCTTGCGGGCTACGGCATTACTGATGCTATAGCGCTAAGTCAATACGGTTTGGGCGCGACCGCTGCCCCAATGACAGCGATTGACACCATTGGTTTGCCTGGAGGTTTTTACTATTACGGTGATGGCGGAACGGGCTTTGCGAATAATGTCGGCTTGGTGAACATCCCTTATGGCAACTCAGGTTATGCCGGCCAAATTGGCTTTCGGCAGGGGTTGATCGAACCCGATATTTATGTGCGTGGCGGCCGTTCAAATGGTGTTTGGGGTAATACACGCAAGCTGTGGCACACCGGCAACCTTGACCCGAATCTCATCCTTCCGCCTGGAACTACTATCGCCTTTGCTGGCCCTGGAGTGCCTGCGGGTTTCCTCAAGGAAAATGGCGCAGCGATTTCGCGAGTGGCATACGCAAACCTCTTTGCCGCAATCGGAACAACTTATGGCGCTGGCGATGGGAGTACGACATTTAACTTGCCAGACAGCCGTGGCGAGTTCATTCGAGGTGCTGATGATGGCCGAGGCATTGATCCAGGTAGGTCTGTAGGCAGTTGGCAAGATTCTCAAAACAAGGACCATAACCACCTTTACGGCGCTATACACAATACCAACTACGGCTTAAGTCCAACCGGCATTGCAGGTGTGACACCTGGGCAAGTTCAGTACGCGACTTCTTCTTCTGGCGGAAGTGAGGCTCGACCACGTAGTACGGCTCGACTTATGTGCATTAAGTATTGAGGTAAACCATGACTGATTCAGCATTGCTGGTGTATCAAGCACATCCATTGACTGGCGAGTATGTTGGCCCATTACAGGCTGATCCTGATCCATTGGATGATGGAAATTGGCTTATCCCTGCTATGGCGTTTGCTGACGCTCCCCCTGACGCAGTTCCGGGCTTTGCGATTGCTCATATACCTGGAGGGGACAAGATATGGCACTTGGTGCCTGATCACCGAGGTACTGTTTACCAGATAGAAACAGGGAGGTCGGAACAGTGGGATGAGTTGGGGCCCCTTCCCCAAACATTCACCTCAAAACCGTTTCCTGGACATGGTTATCGGTGGGACGGCCATGATTGGGTGTTGGATGATGATCTTCGTCAAGCTGCCCTTGTTGCTGCCGAGCGTATTTGGCGAGATGGCGAAATTGAACGAGTTAAATGGTTGCGGGAGCGACATCGTGACGAAGTCGATTCAGCGCGGCCTACCACCTTGACGCCGACACAGTCTGGCGAGCTACTCGATTATGTCCAGGCGCTTCGTGACTGGCCTGTAGCTACTGAATTTCCGAATGCTGAGCATAGACCTTCGCCTCCTGATTGGATCGTCATGCAATCCCAATAACGCCTCGCAAAGTCGAGGCGTTTTCGTATCTGTTTCATACCTATTGAAGCCTCGCATCTGCGGGGCTTCATTATTTTTGGAGACTGCACAATGAGTGCAAGCGGATTTTTTCACGGCGTTACTGTGACCAATGTCGACACTGGCACCCGGCCCATTGCGGTTCCTTCATCGTCAATCATCGGTCTATGTGACACTTTCGTCCCAGGGCCCAACGCCAGTGCGTTGCCCAACCAGCTAATCCTCATCACCCGCGAAAGCGAAGCCATCGCAGCATGGGGGGCGGACGCGGCGATTACCAAAGCGGTTCAGGCCATTTATGTTCGCTCTAAGGCGGTCATCGTCGCCTGTGGCGTGGAGAAGCTCGCAGACGCTGCAGCGCAAACCTCGGCCATCATTGGCGGCGTCCTGGCGAACGGCACCCGCACCGGCATGCAGGCGCTGCTGGATGGCAAGAGCCGGTTCAACGCACAGCCTCGCTTGCTGGCGGCGCCGAAGCACACCGCTACATTGGCGACGGCGACTGCGTTGGTGGCTCTCAGCGATAAGTTGCGCGCCATGGCGATCATTGATGGTCCCAACACAACCGATGAAGCGGCGATGGAATACCGCGAAAACTTCGGCAGCAAGCGGGTGTTCCTCGTCGACCCTGGCGTGAAATTCTGGGACACGGTACTCAGCGCGACCATCGACGCACCAAGTTCAGCATGGGTTGCCGGGCTCTTCGCCTGGACCGATTCGGAATACGGTTTCTGGGCCTCGCCGTCGAACAAGGAATTTGTCGGCGTCACTGGTACCGGCCGTCCTATCGAATTTCTGGATGGTGACGAAACATGCCGGGCCAACCTGCTCAACAACGCACAAATCACCACGATCATCCGTGATGACGGCTACCGGCTGTGGGGCAATCGCACCTGCTCCAGCGATCCGAAGTGGGCGTTCGTCACCCGCGTGCGGACCATGGATATCGTCATGGACGCGATTTTATACGGCCATAAATGGGCGGTGGACCGCTCGATCACTAAGACCTATGTCAGCGACGTGACCAATGGGCTGCAGGCATTTATGCGTGACCTGAAAAACCAGGGGGCGGTGATTAACTTCGAGGTGTTTGCCGACCCGGAACTGAACACGGCCAGCCAGCTGGAGCAGGGCAAAGTGTTCTGGAACATTCGCTTCACCGACGTGCCGCCGGCAGAAAACCCCAACTTCCGGGTCGAGGTCACCAACCAATGGTTGACCGAAGTCCTCGATACCAACGCATAAGGAGAGCCTCAGATGGTTCCGCAAACGCTCTACAACATGACTGCCCATATCGATGGCGTCAGCTTCGCCGGGGACATCACCACGGTGACGCTCCCCAAATTGACCTTGAAAACCGATGAGTTCCGCGCTGCTGGCATGGATGCCCCCATTGAGATGGACCAGGGCATGGAGAAACTCGAAGCCAGTTTCGCCGGTAAAGGCGTGCGTGTCGAAGCCATGAAGTTTTACGGCTTGGCCGACCAGACCGCTTTCAACGCGGTGTTCCGGGGTTCCTTCAAGGGGCAGAAAGGCGCGACAACGGGCGTCATCGCGACCATTCGCGGAATGCTCAAGGAGATTGATGGAGGGGACTGGAAGCCAGGTGACTCGGCGGAGTTCAAGTACGCCGTGGCTTGCAGCTATTACAAGCTCGAAGTCGGCGGGCGGCTGATGTACGAAATCGACCCGGTTAACTGCGTGCGGGTCATCAACGGTGTGGATCAACTTGCCAGCGTTCGTCGTGACCTGGGCTTGTAACGGAAAGGTATCTCATGAAAAAACTCATAAAGCTTAAAGAGCTTCCGTCCTGGCTCATTGTTGGTTCTGATAGTGCGGCGGTCACTCTGACGCGTCCATACGATATCAATGGCGGCAAGGTCGACCAATTGACCTTGCGCGCCCCGCTGTTGCGTGAAGTGCGCGCCTCTGACGCTATTGGCGGTGATGACGCCGTGCTGCGCGAAATGACCATTCTCGCTTCGCTCTCTGATGCAGGTACTAAAGATCTCGATGGACTCAAACTGACGGACTACGCTCGCTTGCAAGCCGCTTATGGGCAGTTGCTGCAGGACACGGGGATCCCCGACGATGAAAACGAAATGCCCGCCTGGCTGGTGGTTGATCTGGAGCGCGCAATCGTCACTCTGTCCAAACCCTATGACATCAACGATATGAAGGTCGACCGCTTGAGCTTGCGCGCTCCCACTGTGAGCGACGTCCGTGCGGCAACGTCTGCTTCCAACGGCGACGACGATCAGCGCGACACCATCATCCTGGCCAACCTGTCTGAATCCACCACCAAGGATCTGGAGGGGCTCAAGCTGACGGACTACCAGCGGCTGCAAGCCGCCTACTTTCGCCTGGTGCAGGATGACGGGGTTTAACGCCTCCCTGCAGAAGCAGGTCGCGAAACGCTTGGCGACGGAGTTCTCCTTCGCGGCCAGCGAAATCGAGTCCATGCCTTTTTCCACGATGATCTGGTGGCTCACGGACTGAGCTACTTATCTCTGCACGGAGTTACCCTATGGCAAATAACATGGCGCTCGGCCTGGTCATTGGTGGCGTCGTCAGCTCCACCGTCGGCGCTGCCTTCAAGGATGTAGAAGGCCGCATCAAGAAGCTTGGTGAAACCGGCACCAAGGCCCGCGTCCTGCAGAGCACCATCGGCGATACGGTGCGTCTGCGGGACGAGTGGAAAAAAGCCCATGACACGGGCTCTGCTTCGGCCGATGGCCTGTTGCGAAAACTGGAGTCCAACCTCAAGACCTTGAAAGAGCAGGGCATCGAGGTCCGCAACCTGCGCAAGGAATACCAATCCCTCGGGCAGGTAGCGCGAGCGGCCGAACTCAAGGCCCTGGGCCATACGCAGATTCAGCAGGGTAAAGAGGGTATGAAAAACTCCCTCGGCAAAGCGGCAGCGCTCACGGCGTCATTGGCGATTCCCACCAAGGTTTCCGGCGACTACCAGGCGCAGATCCGGCAGATGTCGTTGTGGGCCCACACCGCTGGTACTGGCGACGAAGCCAAACTGGCAGCCAGTATCAGCAAGGTTGCGGCAGATAAGGGCATGAGCCAGCAACTGCTCGCAAGATCGGTTGGGGCGCTGATTGAGAAAGGGGTGGATTGGGATGTCGCTGCGAGCTACGCGGGGCAGATCGCCGACCTGATCGACGGCCAGGGTATGGAACCCGAGACCATTGCGACTCTGATCAACTCCTTCAAGGAAGCAGGGGTGAAGCAGGCCGATATGGGCGCTATGTTGGGCCAGGTCGCGGCGGCGGGTGACATCGGCGCATTCGGTCCCAAGGACATGGCCAAGTACTTGCCGGCCATGCTCGGTAACATCAAGCGCCTGGGCATGGAAGGCCCGGAGGCGGTGCGCTTCCTCGGGGCCAGCCTGCAGTCACAGTTCTCGCAAACGCAGGATTCTGCGGCTGCGGCCACCAACATGAACAACCTGCTTAACGCGGTTATTAGCAGCACCAGCCAGGAACGGTTCGCCAAGGAAGGTTACGACTTGACCGGCTCGATCCTGGCTGCGACCAAAAGCGGCAAGGCGGCAAATCCGGTTGATGCCTTCATCATGCTCAGTGAGCAACTGATTAAGAAACAGGATCCGGCCAAGGCCAAGAAAATCGAAGCGCTCAAGGCCAAAATCAAGGCATCTGCGGATGGCAGCGCCGAGGAAGAACAGGCCATGGTCGCGTTGACTGAGGCGGCGGGGCTCGCGACCATCGTCAGCGATCAAAGCGCGAGTGCCGGTTTACTCGCTCAGATTAAATACGGTGACAAAATCAAGGCTGATATGTCGACCATCAAGAAGACGGATGGCAAGGCAAAGATTGAGTCGGACGCGGCCAAGGCGCGGGAGACATCCAACAGGAAGTGGGCTGCTGCGACTGCCGGCATTGAATCATCAATGACGCGTATAGGTGATGCGGTGCGCCCGCTGACTGATCTGGCGGCCGACGGGCTGGCGAAAGTGGCGTATGGCCTTGGTGAGCTGGCAGGGAAGTTTCCGACAGTCATCAGCGGCGCGACGGTTCTGGCCGGTGGCATTGTCGCACTGGGCGCGGCGATGAGCGCGTACAAGAAGGGGAAAGGCATGCTCAACGTGGCCCGTGGTTCGCTGATGGGCAATCCCAATATTCCGCAAAAAGTGATCGTGACCAATATGCCTGTGGGTGGGCTTGATGGTGGCGGAGTTGATGGGCAGGGCAAAAAAGGCAGGCGTGGTAAAGGTCGCAAAGGTCGGGGTGGCCGTACCTCGATTGCCGGTGCTGCATCCGCGGCGCCGGTTAACGCTGCTGCCAGCAGGTTCGCGCCCAAGGCCATGATGGGTAAGGGGCTCGGGTTCGCTAAGGTCGGTGCGCCCATGGCGCTGATTGAGGCGGGGTTGATCGCTGCTGATACCTACCAGAATGCCGAGACCCGCGACGAAAAGGCCGAGGGCTACGGCAATGCTGCAGGAACCCTGGCCGGCACGTTGGCCGGTGCAGCGGCAGGTGCCGCGATTGGTTCGGTTGTGCCGGTAATCGGCACGGTAATCGGAGGCCTGATTGGTGGCTTCCTTGGGAGTTGGGGCGGTGGTGAGCTGGGTAGTGCGGTGGGTAAAGCGGCGTTCGGTGGCACGGATGAGCCATTGGCTCTGCCGGCTCAACCTTCACCTTTGCGCCTGCCGCCGCCCAGTTCTGTACCCATGCCACGCCTGGGTCAGATGGCACCTTCGCTGCCGTCAGGTCCGTTGATGCTTAAGGTGCCCGCTACACCTGGCCCTGCGCCGGGTGATGTCTCACGTTCGTTGGCGGTGACGCCAGCCGCTGCTGCCACTCCTGCAGTACTCAATGCAGTATCAGCCGCGAAGTCGGAGCCACCGCGTGTCGATCAACAGTGGACGTTTTCCCCATCCACACAGGTGACCGTGCAGGGTGATGTCAAAGATCCACGGCAACTGGCTCAGGACTTGATGCCACACCTGCGGCAGATGTTCGAAGACTTCAGCCGGGAGCAAGCTCGGCGAAACTTGTTTGATGCCCCTCACGTTTAAGGAGCCGCCATGACTTACATGGAACAACTGCAGTCAGGCTTCAAATCCCTGGTCCAGGCCGGGGAGGCGGGCCGGCGCAGCATCGACGATATGATTGGCCCCGTGAACGGCGCGATTAGCGAAATCACTGGTGCCGCAGAAGAACTCGCCAGCCTTCCCGGCGTGCCACCTGGCGTTGGCGAGAAGCTGCAGCGTGTCATGCGCGGGATCGGCGCTGCACAGTCGAAAGTCGGCACCGTTCTCGCCACCTACAACAAAGGCGCGCGGACGATGTCGGGGCTTGATGATCGCATGGAGACCCTGAAGGACCAGGCATATCGTGCCGGAACGGCGATCAACCAGATCGCTGGCAAGGTCGATCCGCGTCTGGCGAACATTTTGCCGACCAGCGCCCTGGCGCCCAACGCTACACCCATGGCCGAAGCGGTCAAACCGTTTCCGCACCTGCTGATTCTGCAGCCGCTGCAAACCAATGCCCAACCGTTCTACTTCAACTTGGACACGGCAGCATTTGACGAGCTGCGTCGACAAACAGAGTTTCGCTGGGCCTCGCAAGAGCGTCTCAGTCGCCGGCCGGCGCAGCAAGGCGTAGGGATGGGAGAGGAAAAATTGAGCCTCAAGGGCGCGATTTTTCCCACCTTCAAGGGCGGGCTCAAGCAACTGGATACCCTGCGCTCCATCGGGGCCAAGCTGCTTCCGCTCAACTTGACCACCGGCTATGGCTTCGTGCTGGGTACCTGGTGCTTGCGCAGCCTGGAGGAAGAGCAGGGCGCCTTGCTGGCCGGCGGGATCCCGCGTAAGCAAACCTTTAGTCTGGAGTTCACGCGCTATGGCGACGATATGCAGAACGTCTGATGGCGACCTGCTGGATACGCTGTGTTATCAGCAGTATGGGCACCTGAACGGTACGGTCGAGGCTGTGCTGGCGGCGAATCGGTTGTTGGCGGATGAGCGTCAGCCGTTTCGGGCTGGCCTGTTAATCAGCTTTCCTGATGTTGCAGAACCGATGGTCGAGCAGGTGCAGTTGTGGGATTGAACAACGAGGTACGAGCATGAAACCTACCTTTCGGATTGTTGCTGATGGTTCCGATATCACGGCATTGATCAATGACCGTCTGCTGTTGCTGCGTACCTTGGATAAACCCGGTATGGAGTCGGACGAATTCGAGCTGCGCATCGACGACCGCGACGGCGCCGTCACATTGCCCAAGCGCGGCGCCGGTATTGAGATCTACCTCGGATATGTTAGCAACACACTGGCCCGCTTGGGCCGATACACCGTTGATGACATCGAGGCCTCTGGCCCGCCCGACACCCTGGTCATACGTGGCAAGGCCAGCGACATGCGAGGAACGGGCAAAACCACCCGTAGTGGCAGTTGGGAAAACGTCCCGTTGTCGCGGATTGTCAGAGACATCGCTGCTCGCAACGGTTGGGCGCCAGAGTGTTCAGTGGCAACCGTAGTGCCTCGGGCCGATCAGTTGAATGAGTCAGACTTCAACTTCATCACCCGTCTCGCCAAGGACCATGACTGCACCGCGAAGGTCGCCGACAGCAAGTTGTTGGTCCTTCCTCGCCAAAGCGGGCAAACAGCCAGTGGCAAATCCCTGGCTGCGGTCATCATCCGGCGTAGTGATGTCAGCCGCTGGCAATTCCGTTTCACCGACCGCACTACGCAGAAGGCCGTTAAGGCTAAGTACCAGGACAAGAAAACCGGCGAGCTGGTCAACCTGACCCTGGATAACGACGACGCGCCGGCGGGATTGCCGCTCGTGCATACCGACCGGCACATCCACCCGAACAAGTCCGCCGCCGAGCAGGCAGCCAAGGCGCGCCTTGCAGCGTTCAACCGCTCAACCGCCGAGGTCCGGCTGGAGATGGTCGGGCGTACGGACTTATTCGCGGAACGGCAGATTAACGCGCAAGGCTTCAAGGAAGGCCTCGACGGCGTGTTTCTGGTGGACTCGGTGGAACAGGTATTCACCCAGTCTGGCTGGAGCACATCGGTCGAGTGCAATGCAGGGAAGAAAGGCAAGGCAAAGGCAGTCGGCAAGAAAGCGAAAAAGTCCAAGGAGGTCAAAGTCCTGGAGCTGTGACCTGGCCTTTCTGTTTCATCACCCGCCGCCTTCGAGCGGTCTTTTTTTGTCTGGGAAAATGCGATGTCCATCACCGAGCAGCAACTACAACGGATCATGCCCAACGCCCGCCGCCAAGCGGGCGTTTTTGTATCTGCCCTTAACGCGGCTATGGCAAATCGACAGATCGATACGCCGAAGCGCCAGGCGGCTTTCCTTGCTCAGGTCGGGCATGAGTCGGGCCAACTGCAGTACGTACGCGAACTGGGTGGCGATCAGTATCTCAGCAAATACGACACCGGCCCCCTGGCGGCGAGGCTCGGCAACACCCCGGAGGTGGATGGTGATGGTCAGCGCTACCGTGGTCGTGGCCTGATTCAGGTCACCGGTCACGATAACTACCTGCGCTGCAGCCGGGCGCTGTTTGGCGATGAACGATTGTTGCGCACACCAGAGCTGCTCGAGCAGCCGCAATGGGCTGCAGAGTCGGCGGCGTGGTTCTGGTCGGTGAACGGGTTGAATGCGCTCGCGGATCAGGACCAGTTCAACATCATCACCCGCCGGATCAATGGCGGCCTCAATGGTCTGGAGGATCGGCTGCAGCTCTGGGGCAGGGCGAGGGCAGTGTTATGCGTCTCTTCGAGCTGATTCCTGCGCAGTTTCGAATCGCTGTCGTCGGCGGCTTGTTGCTGATGGTCGCCGCCGGATCCGCGGCGTTGGCCTGGACTGCGCAGGACTGGCGTTATGGCCGTGTGTTGGAGCGCCAGGCCCGGCTGCAGGCGGACACCCTCAACGAGATATCCAAAGCGTCTGCTGAACTGCAGCGCATCGAGCAGGAAAAGCGCCTGGCCCTGGAGCTACGCCTGCAGAACAAAGATGAAACCCACCACAAGGAACTGACTGATGAGCAAACCAAGCAGGCTCGCCTGCGTGATCGCCTGGCTACTGCTGATCTGCGGCTGTCAGTCGTACTCGCCGCCACCGAAACCACCGGCAGCTGTGCAATGCCAACCACCCCCGCCTCCGGCCGCGTGGTTCATGGCACCGCAAGAGCCCAACTTGACCCAGCGCATGCTCAACGAGTTATCGGAATCACCGATGCCGGCGACCAAGGATTGATCGCCCTGCGGGCCTGTCAGGCTTACGCAAAAGAGGTTTCTACACCGAAGTAAAAGGAGCGGTCGGGCAGGATGCGTCAACATCCCACCCGGCCACCTTCCCCGCAGATCGTCCCTGCAAGTCCAGCCAAGGCTCCTGCTTCGTGCACAAAGCGGAGCGAGCCTAGCACTGTTTATCCATACAGCAAAGGTCTTGCTTTTTATGTCTACACCCATCATCCCTTGGATGGGCGGCAAACGCCGCCTAGCCGACCGCCTTATCCCGCTCTTCCCGCCACACGAATGCTACGTTGAAGTGTTTGCCGGCGGCGCCGCGCTCTACTTCATGCGTCCCCAGGCTGCGCCCGTTGAAGTTCTCAACGACATCAACGGCGACCTGGTGACGCTGTACCGCGTCGTGCAAAACCACCTGGAAGAATTCGTCCGCCAGTTCAAATGGGCGCTCAGTTCCCGCCAGGTGTTTGAGTGGCAGAAGATGACCCGCCCTGAAACCCTCACCGACATCCAGCGCGCCGCTCGATTTTTCTACCTGCAGCACCATGCCTTTGCCGGCAAGGTGACGGGGCAGACGTTTGGCACCGCGACCACTGGTCCAGCGATCAACCTGCTGCGGATTGAGGAGAATCTATCTGCAGCGTGGCAGCGTCTGTCAGGTACCTATGTGGAAAACTTGGGCTGGCTGGAATGTGCCGAGCGCTACGACCGTGCCCATACCTTCCACTACATGGATCCGCCTTACTGGCAGACGGCCGGATATGGCGTGGATTTTCCCTTTGAGAATTACGAGCGCATGGCTGACTTCATGCGGCGCTGCAAAGGTAAGGTCATGGTTAGCATCAACGATCACCCGGACATTCGGCGCGTGTTTGAGGGCTTTCATTTTGAGTGCCTGGACATTCGCTACAGCAATGCCAATCAACGGAAAGGCAAGGCAGAGGTAACCGGTGAGCTTGTCATCACGAATTGGATACCTTCTGCTCTTGGTGGCTTGTTTTAATCTCGAACCAGCATTTGAATTAGTTTGACGATTTCGATGGCTAAGGTGAGGGCGCGTGCAATAAGTTCGATGGTCATACTATTCTCCAGGCTGAGTTTAGCTGTCCGGCGCGTTAGTTGGCGTCGGTTGCGGTTAGCTTTAAAAAAGGCTTGGAGATTAAACATATAGGTGGGCTTAGTTGTCAATGCTCTTCAGGTTTATTTCTGAAGGGCGGCCGCTAAGCCGCAGCCCGCCGTTGTCAAGGTGTCCGTGGGAGTGAAAGTTTCTACGCTGTTAAGGTTGTACATTCGGTTTAGCTTACGTAGGTTGCATAAATTACGTGTTTGCTTAATTACGTACGTACGTAAGTTTTCTGGATAAATGGAATTGTAACTATCAAAGGATATCTAGTGGATATCCACTAGCTATCTACTAGCTATCCATTGGTTACCAAGAAGATATCCAGAAAATATTGGATAAATCTCTTGGGCATATTAATTAGATGTGCTTTGGATATCCTCGTACAGATCCTTCTGTTTATGAGTCAGATGCGTTAGCTTTGCTCTGAATCTAGTACCGGGATAATCAAGCCAGCACCTTGGCTTCGAACGTTACCTACTGAGGTGCCCACCCGAAACCACTCAAAGTCATCGACTGGCTGACAACACTCCTTCGCTATTTCCTCGGCCCGGCCTGGGGTAAGGCCGGGTTCGATCCATTCCCTGGCGTGCTCAGGTGTCAGCACCAGCGGCTTGCGGTCGTGGATGTCCACCATGCCCTGATCGCTGGCGGCGGTGATGATCACGAACCCATCGCCGTCTTGGGGATCCAGGTCAGGATGAACTTGGGCGAGCGCGCCAAAGAACATGGGCTTTTGACTCTTCAGGCGAATGAAGTAGGGCTGCTTTTTCTTCGGATCGTCAGTTTCTTTGACCCACTCGTACCACCCTTCACTCGGCACCAGGGCTCGGCCATTCGGCCAAAGTTGCTTGAAGAACTTTCCCGTGGTGACCGTCTCTACGCGGGCGTTGATCGGATCGGGGCGCTTGCCCTTGGCCCAGAACGGCGCCCATCCCCATTTGACTGCATCGATATGCAGCCCATCCTCTGCGGCGTGTAGCACCTGCACCCGTGTCGACGGCGCGACGTTGTAGCGATCAATAGGCTGAGCGTCGTAACCGCTGAACAGCTCTATCTGGGGGCTCAGTTCTTCAATGAAGATCGCCATCCCTTCGTACTGCACGAATCGTCCGCACATACGCACCTCTCCGCCTGTCGAAATCCCCTACAGAAAAATTGACCGCAAGCGCCCTACAAAGTTAACTGTACATTCGTACAGTATCTGTAAAAGGCCGCATCATGAGCTTCACCATTCTAGGTCCTATCGCTGAGGCAGGCGCAAAGCTGCCTATGTGCTCGTTCCAGGTTCCAGCCGGTTTTCCATCGCCGGCAGCGGATCATATTGAGCAGCACATCTCATTGGATGAGGTTCTGAATATCCGTGCACCGCATGTGTACCTGGTAGCAATCACCGGGGAAAGCATGCAAGGGATTGGTATCTTCGAAGGTGACCTCGCGGTGGTGGATCGTGCTATTGAGCCTGCTCACGGACATGTAGTGGTGGCACTGCTGAACAATGAGCCCGTCTGCAAGCGCTTATGTAAGCGCGGCCGGGAAGTGATCCTCCTATCAGAGAACCCCAAATACCCGGCGCGTTACGTTCTTGAAGGGGATGAGCTTTCAATCTGGGGCGTGATCACCAGTACAGTGCGCAGTCATGTCTAAATCGCCTGTGTTCGCACTTGTCGACTGCAACCGTTTCTACGCTAGCTGTGAGCGCGTGTTTCGCCCGGATCTGGCGCGCGTCCCGATCGTCGTCTTGAGTAACAACGATGGCTGTGTCATTGCGCGTAGCTATGAAGCCTCTCCCTTCGTCAAAATGGGCGAACCGTATTTTCAGATTAAGCACAAACTCAGACAGCACGGGATTGTGGCCTTCTCGTCGAATTACGCGCTGTACGGGGATATGAGCCAGCGCGTAATGAGCGTGATTGAATCGCTGGTGCCGGCCGTAGAGGTGTATTCGATTGATGAAGCATTTGCAGACCTGACCGGTATTGCCGGTTTGGACGCCCTGGGCCGACAGATCCGCGCCCAGGTGCTTCGATGTACCGGCATTCCGGTTGGTGTAGGTATCGCTCATACAAAGACCCTGGCTAAGCTGGCAAACCATACCGCGAAGCGGCTACAGTCGCAGACTGGCGGAGTTGTCAACATCACGGACCCGGTCAAGCGCGACTGGGTGCTGCGCAATACGGACGTGGCTGAAGTGTGGGGCGTTGGCCGCAAGATGAAACTCCACCTCGGTGCGATGGGCATCAAGTCGGCCATGGACCTAGCTAAGGCGGACCCCTGGACGCTCCGTAAGAAGTTCAGTGTGGTGATTGAGAAGACGGCCAGGGAGCTGGGCGGCACGCCTTGCCTGGAGCTGGATGAGCCCGACCCGCCAAAGCAAGAGATCTGCTGCAGCCGCATGTTCGGTAAGCGGTTGACGGAGTTGCAACCGATTAAGGAGGCCGTGGCTACGTACATGATGCGAGCCTCTGAAAAGCTCCGCGCACAGAGTTCTCTATGCAAGAAGGTGCGTGTATGCATCCGCACGGGCATGTTCAACCCAGAGGAGGCAAAGTATGCAAACGGGGTGGTGGTAGATATGCCCTATCCCACCGATGACGTGCGGCTGCTGACAAAAGCGGCTGTTGATGCAGTCGACCGCATTTACCGGCCAGGCTTCAAATACAGTAAGGCCGAAGTAATGCTGCTTAACCTGTGTCAGCCAGGCGAGTACACCGATGATCTATTCGCTACTTCACAACCCGCCGAGTCCACCCGAACGATGAACGTGCTGGACGAGATCAATGGCCGATGGGGGAGGGGAACGCTGCGTTCAGCCAGCGTGCCCAGTAACCCAATTTGGGCTATGCGTAGGGAAATGATGAGCCAGAGCTACACGACCAAACTGAATCAGCTTTGGTCGATCACATGCAAATGACGAAAGCTTTCAGCTTGCTTGAGCCTAGTTTAAAGCCTCAATTACGGGATGACCGCTTTAAGCTAGGAGTTACCAATGACGTGATGATGGCGCTGACCAGAACGGCCCTAGACACTTAGCGAGCAATTTCGTAACCTCGAGCGTACTTATACCGTCGAGCGGGACGTTTGTGATTCACTCAATCTCGCTCCGATCTCTCCTCACCTACGCGTTAGCAGCCTATGAACTATCAGCGCTTCAACGAGCTATTCAGGGAGTTCTCAGCCTTCATCGAAGGGCTTCACGCGCTCTACCTTGATAGTATCGTCGGCTACGAACTGCTCCATGATCGCTTAGAGAAGCACCAAGACCAGACCCGCGATATTCTAGGTGAACATTACTATGCGGCTCAAGAATTTCAAGATACATGTTCCATCGCTTATGAGCATCTCGGTGGTGGTGACCATTGCTTGGTGTCAACGTCACCCCTAATGCGGCAAGGGGAGCTGCGAAGGCGCATAGAACCAAACGGGCAGAATGCTCAATCACTGGGTAATTTGCTAATAATTTCCGCTTACGCATACTGGGAAGAGTATCTAAGAATCGAAATAGGTAAGGCGAAGGGAGTCATAGCTATTGATGCAGTTAATTCCAATAAAGTTCGAGATGTTCTTAATCGAGAGGTAGTAAGCGATTTCTGGGGAGACCTGCGTTACCTGCGGAATTCGATAGTGCACTCGCGTGGCGTCGCTAGCAGTGACGTATCCAAGTGTAAGGTGATAACTTGGTTTAAGCCAGGGGAAAAATTAGTGCTGAATTATCAAATGATTCGGGCGTTTTTTCTCTTTATGGGGGCTTACCGTAATGAAATTCACAAAATGCAGTTTCCGCCTAGGTTTATTAAAATACCTCCTCATGGATGCTAAGCTTACGACCCTCTCCAGCCCGACCAGCAAGGCTTAAAGCGCCGTCTTGACCACGTGCTACAACCATCAGTTCGCCTTCCATCTTTCATCGAGAAACCTACGGGTATACGAGGCGGTGTCATCAGTCGCAATCCAGGCGTCAAACACGGTAGAGCGAGTATCACGTTCAACTGCTTTAACCGCTTTCTATTCTCATGCATCAATATCTGCGATCAGAGCAGGCAGTCGTGAAATCTTATAGCTTTTATTGGTACTGCGAGAGCAGGCCACGGCGAGAAATATATCTTGCCGTGGGTAATCTCTTAACGTTGGAACCGGCAAGGTCAGCTGCGCATGACTTTATTCCAATCAATTTCGTATCCTGCATCTTGAAGCTCAAGGCTTAAGGCTTGTTTCCATCCATCGCCATCCATAGATGTCCACACGACGCCTGCAAAGTCACTGGGGATTTCCAAGCTACCCTTCTTAAGAGCGCATACTTTATCTCGGCCCAAATAGCCGAGAAAATATCCGAGTTCCAGAAGTACGTTTTGGCGGGCGCGGGGTTCAGGCTCCCCATCTTTTACACAGCCCTCATCATCTGGTGTGAGCAGAACAACTGCAAAACCCACGTCTCTATTGGCTTCAATTTTTTCGATTATAGTGCGGCCACGGTTTGCCTGCTCATGCAATATGATTGGCTCAAAGCCAATTTTTTCTAGAAAACGAGCGGCTGTTTCTCTCGGTCCATCATCGTGGCCATGCACTAGAAAAATACGCTTGGAGTTTGAGTTAGAATTCGCTGTTTTAGCACTAGATACGGGTAAGTGCTGTGCGGATGAGTGCTGAATGTCTGCCAGGTCCTCGTTGAGACTCCGCTGCGCTTGCGTGAGCAAAGCAATTGCGTTCTTTATATTGCGGTCAACTGGCGCAGAGTAATTTGGTCTGTGGTCCCTGGTCACCATCATTGGATAATAGGTCAAGTTACATGCAGCTTGGTAAGTATGGTAGCTCGAGGTGTTTTCGCCAAAACATCTTATCAAAGTGTCTTTTACTGCGACCTCCAGCCCTTTAAGCTCCGGAGTCATACCTGAGTTTACGGTACTCACGTCGAACGCTTCTAGCTCAATAATGCGGTCGGAAAGTCGAGCTAATCCACGTTCTATATCCTGAACGGATAAGGTTAATTTGGGAGAAACTTGCGCCGGCGGCGTTGTTTTTCGGGCCATGGAAACACATTCCTTTGACGTAGGTAGCCTTGATTCCCGCTAGCATGCCACAGGAGCATCGACCTGCGATTTGAAATTTTAAAAGACACAGCATGGTGCCGCTACACCGAATGAGGAATATACGCACCGTTGATAAAAGAGAGGCGTTCTCAAGTGATCATCAAAGCAGGCCAAAGGGCTGATGATCTGCCTGACTGAATTGATCATTGGCGTAGCTGGAGATGGTGCATTGATGCTGTCGTATTTAGTGTGTTGCTGAAAATTTGCATTTTGAGAACTGTTTGTCGTAATGTTTTGAAGGCACCCGGTAGGTGCCGGCCGTCCACAAAGGCAAAGCTCACGCTCTACCGTGACCGTAACAACCACCCTGTATTGGGTTCTCGTAGTGGACGCTAGGCCTGGCCCTGGAGGCTGACATGAAGCACGCCCTTACCTACGCTGACGTCCGATGCGTCAAGCGTCTCGCCAAGCAGCTCAAAGCTACCGTCCCTGAATTATCACATGCTCAGCGCTTGGACAAAGCAGCAGTTGAGCTGTGCGGTGCCCGAAATTTTCACGAGCTGAATCGCTGGTTCGACCGACTTATCAATCAGCATGTAGCCACGCCCGATGGCCCAAACAGTGTAAGTCACTGTTTATTCTGTGATTACCGTTTTGCTGCCGACTATAAGCCTGATCAAAAATCGCACCGTGACGTCCACGAGCGATTATTGGAGGCTGGGGATAAGCTAGGGTACCGACCTGGGACTTACACCGAGCGTGAGCGGATGAAGCAGGATGGATACGAGCAGATGCGCCGGGGGGAGAATGAGGCAGATCGAGTTGATGGCTTGCTTATGATCACTCGGAGCTGGTTCGACCGTTCGCTTCACAGCGCAGTCACGGACGGCTATTGGACTAAGCACCCGACTTTTGAGGCCTATGTGGCCATGATGATTCCCCACTTAGAAACCATGGATTCGGTGTTAGCTGCCACATTGGCAGCACGTTTTGGGCAAACACCGGGGATGATATCCAAAGGCCAAACCTACTGGTCTCCGCGCTGATTCTCTAATGCTGCGGGTCGATTGGAGATTTGATTGCATCGTAACGGATTACGCGGTTGCACTGAGGCTTACAAAGCGGATCAATAAGCGCTGTGACCCTAGGGCAAATTTAGGGCATAACCTAGGCCGCTGTAGGCCGTTTCTGTCCTTGCAGCTTACTCATAACCCAATATAATCACGGCCTACAGCGGGCTGGGGGGCGGGCAGGTCGGGTTCGAATCCCTATCTCTCCGCCATTACATAGAAAAAGCCCTGTAGCTGAATAAGCTGCGGGGCTTTTTCGTTTCCGGCCGTTATTAACGGCTGCTTCAGGGATTTGTTGTAGTCCTGCCTAGCGCTGTTCAAGGCGCTCAGACGCTTTGCGATAAGCCTGATCACGCTCACGTTTATCAACGGCGACCACGAACACCGTAATTTCCTGATCGATCACTTGATACACCAGCCTGTACCCGTTGCTACGCAGTTTGATCTTGTAGCAGTCAGGCAGGCTATGTAGGCGATTAGCCTCAATACGTGGGTTGTTCAGGATTTCGACTAGCTTCTTTTTGAGTTGCTGACGGAGGGTGTCACCGAGCTTTTGCCATTCCTTCAATGCACGCGCATCAAAATCAAGGCTATAGGTCATCCAAAGAAACCCTCACGCGTTGAGGCGATGCAAGACGCTCACGTACGGTCGCCATCAAGGCTTCATCCTCTTCAGTCATCAGCACAGGCTTAAATGGCAACTGGCCGCGCTCGGCAACATATTGCAGCGCCTGGCGTATCAGTTCGGAAGGGGTGACACCGAGTTTCTCCAGCTCCAAGTAGGCGCGAGTTTTCAGGTCGTCATCGATACGGATGTTGATAGATGCCAAAGGATAACTCCTTGTGTAATGACGTTGGTCATTACATTGGAGCAATCGGGTTTCATTGGCAAGTCTGTCTGGACATACGGCAATCGCTCTCATCTGTTGACCCTACTTTTTGGCAGTCGGCTTCGTCGGGCGCTTTTTATCGGTTTCTTTCACCGTTTCCCTTGGTCTTTTCTTCGCCTCTTGCTCTGTTACGTATTCACCTGTGACCGCATCGCGATATCTTGTTGGCATGTAAGCACCCTTGACAGTATGCCGCCCCGGCGGCGACCTTTTTCAGGCTAGCTCAGAGGCTTATGCGCACAAGGTTTCCTGTGGGCATTCTGGTTACCAAGCTTTTCCGAAACAGGCGCTTACGTTATGCGGGGGCGGCAGTTTTCGGGCAGGGTTGCGCTGGCTGGGGTAGGGCGCTAACCTTCCGCCGTCGCCCTCATGGCGACCGGTTTTGACAGACTGATTTACAGGTGTACGACCTCCATGCGATTACAGCGTTTCTGCTGTGACGTCGTTTTATGGCGGCTGTGCGTGGGGCATCTTCGGGTGCGCCGGGTCCTGTATACCGGTCTGTCAACCCGCGCACAGCTGCCACCTGATCCTGTTTGACAGCGGGATGTGGCAGTTCCCATTGCATACAGGAGCTACACAATGAGCAATCTCGATTCTGATTCCGAATTTTCCCCGCGTAAAATATTCCATGTAGGCGCCGACGTCGGCACCGAAGAAGCCCTCACAAACGCCACCGAAATCCTGTCATCTGCCCTGCAAACCGCTTACCAATGCGCCGAAGATCCAGTCAGCACGCAGTCGCCCGTGATCATGGCCCTGGCTCAATTGATTGAGAACGCGCAAGCCTTGGTGGACGCTGTCCTGGAGCG